TTAGCGCTGCAGGCGCTGCCGCAGCGGTGCGATTGCCCGCAGCACCTTGGCATGGACGTGCATCTTTTCGTCTGCCATTTCGCGGCTAATCGTCTGGGTCCGGTAGGCGGGATTGTCGGAGATCACCTCGACCGATCCGTCGTTCAGATCGAGCGCCAGGCGCTTGAGGAAGACGTCGCCTTCGTAGGTGAAAACGAAGACGCCACCGGCGTTGATGTCCTCGCGCGTGACATCGAAGCTGACGATCAGCAGGTCGCCGTCCTGGATCGTGTCGGCCATGCTGTCGCCGCGCCCCTCGACGATGCCAAGCCGCGCGCCTGCGGGCGCGATGGCGGACAGCCAGCTGCGGCTGACGATCATGTAATCGGCAACGTCCTCGGCTATCGTCGCCGCGCCATCGCCGGCGGAGGCCTGCACCGCATAACGCGGGATCGACACTCGTTCGCGCGCTGGTTCTGCCGCCAATGCTCTTTCAGTGGAGGTTCGGCTCTCCTCCAATTGCTTCACCAGCCCCATTTTTTCGGCGTCAAACGTCCCGGCCACGTCCTTTGCCCGAGCTGCCAACAATCGCATGTATTCAAGGCTCTTTGGCTGGGTCCTGCCAGCACGATAATTGTCGATGCTGGTGGCGTTGACCTGCATCACTTCCGCAGCGGCCTTTCGCCCCCCAACCCACTCAACTGCTTCAGTGATGTTGGCCGCCAACTGAGCCGCGTCGTCGTCCAACTTCGCCCAGAAAGGTCGAAATTTTTCTACCGATCTATCAACGGCTTGATGAATTAAGTCTACTTTTTTCGCCATATTGATTGACACGTCGATATTTTTCGACCTTACTCCCTCAATCGCGGGCTTTCTGCCCACACCAATGGCGCTGCAACGCCATCGTCACCAGTCGAGCGAACACTATGACCCGCCCATCGCCGAAGGCCAATCCCGTATTCGACCGCGTCGCAGAGGCGCGCACGATCAAGGCCAAGGTCGTTCAGGCCGGGCTCTCGTTTGCCCAGATCGACCGTACTTACAAACTCTCCGCAGGTACCGCACGGCAGGCGCTGCGCGAACCGAACCCTGCCGGTGAGCGTGCGATCGCCGCTGCTCTCGGAACCAAGCCACATCTTCTTTGGCCGAGCCGTTATCGCCCGTCCGGTCAGCGGCGATCGCAACTCGACTGGAACAAGATCCGGCTCACAGGGTCCACTCCAAAGCGCGCAGGAGCGCAGACATGATGGCGGTCAATCCTTTCACGCGGCGCGGAGATCGCGCGGATCGGTCCACCGACGCGCTGATTGCCGGCGTTTCAGCCCTGGCCGTCCTGATCGGTGTGCTGGCGCTCGTCGCCCAGGTCGCGGGGTGAGCGATCATGACCGGAGACGAGTTCATCTTCTCCCGCATTCCGCTTCCGGTTCCCTCCCAGCCGGATGCTTCAGAGCCGGCCCCCGACGCCGCCAATGGCGACCGCCCGCGCGCCACGAGCAGCGAGACGGGGCCGGCTCTTGCAGATATCGGGCTGCCGATCAGCCCGCTGTTCGAAGCGGCCGTTACGGGCGTTCAACTGCGTTTCAAGCACCTTTCGAAAGATGACATTATCGCGCCGCCGCACCAATGGTTCGACGCGGCGCTCGCCCGGCAGATCGCGCTGCACCTTCTGCACCGCGAGTTCGACGTTCCCAAGAGAGCATTGGCCGGCGAGATCGTGCGTTCGCGCGAGGCTGTGAACCGTGCGCTGCGTACCGTGGACGAGCGGCTGCAGGATGAGGCGTTCGCCTCCAGCTATTCGGCGATCAAACGCCACGCGATCAAGTCGGCCCGCCGCAAGACGAGGCTGGAGCGATGAGCGAGATCAAGCAGATCAGCCTGACCGACATTCATGTGCCCGATCGACTACGCGCCGTTGATGACGACCATGCGCTCGCGATCCAGACCAGCATCGTGCAGCATGGGCTTCTAAACCCAATCACGCTCCGGTTCACGCCGAACGGCGACCGGAAGCACACGCTCGTGGCAGGCGCGCACCGTTTGCGGGCGATCGAGCTTCTCGATGAGCCCACGATCGACGCGATCATCGTCAAGGCGGACGCACTGTCGGCCGTTTTGCTCGAGATCGAAGAGAACCTATTCCGCAACGATCTATCGACGCTCGATCGAGCGGTGTTCATTGAGACCTATCGCGATGTCTGGCAGCGCAAACATGGCGACATCAGGCGCGGCGGCGACCAAACCGTCAAGTTGACGGTTTGCCCCATCGACGTTCTCCAGGAAGAAGCCCAGCGCGGCTTTGCGCAGACGTGCGCGGACCGGCTCGGCGTTTCCAAAGCATCAGTCGAACGGCTGCAGCGGATTGCCGTCAACCTCCCTCCAGAGCTCAAAAAGCGGCTTTCGGGCACGGCGATCGCCGACAACCAGTCGCAGCTCTTGGCGCTGGCCAAGCTACCCGAGGACAAGCGGGCCATCGCGGCCCGCGCCATCGATGAGCGCGGCGCCGACTTTGGCGCGATCATGGATCTGATCGCGCCCAAGCCGAAGCCGAACAAACAGAAGAAGGTGCTCTCACAACTGATCTCCGGCTGGTCGAAGGCGTCGCCGGCGACGCGCCGGACGTTCATGGAAGAGGCCGGGCTGATGCCAAGGGACGGAGCCGATGACTGATCTGCCTTCCCATTGCGGCGTCTGTCCCGTGCCGGGCTGCACCGGCGCCTTGCCGAACCGGAACGCCATCGTCTGCGCGGACCACTATTTCTGCGCGCCAGCCGACCGGATGCGCGCGGCGATCCGCATGAAGATCAAGGCGGAGCGCACCGGCCGGCCCGAGTACGCCGACCAGGCCGGCAAGCATACGAAATTCGTCGTCGACGCGATCGTCGCGAGCCAGCGACGGCGCCCCTTCAAACGTCCAACGGAGCACAGTCATGCGTAACGCTTCGCCGGCCCAGGCCGACATGTTCGCCAAACCCGTCTTCGAGAGCCGAACGCCGGCCACCGATCTCGACCTTGACCGGTTCAGGTTGCGGATCAAGGGCGCCATGTCGCAGGCCCTCAAGGGCCGCGACAGGCACGCGGTCGCCGCGCGTATCGGCCGGATGCTCGGCGGCAGCGCCATGTCGAAGGCAATGCTTGACGCCTACACATCCCCCGCCAAGCAGCAGGACATCAGCCTCGTTCGCTTCAAGGCGCTGGCGCGCGCCGCCGAGGCCCCGGGCCTCTGGGACGTTGCGGTCAGCGATGACGGCCTCCTCGTCCTGCAGGGTGACGAAGCACGCCTTGCCGAGATCGCCCGGCTTCAGCAGGAGCAACGCAAGCTGGCCGCCAAGCTGAAGGCCCTTCAGTCGCTGCCCGTCCAGATCAGACGAGGAGCCGACTAGCCGATGGCGCGGGCATTCTTCACGGTCGACGAGATTTTGGCCTTTGCGGGCGGCGATCTGCCCGGCACCGTGCGCGGCCTCAACAAGAAGGTCGCGAAGGAAGGCTGGCGCACCCAACCAGGCAAGGCGCGCAAGCGGCCCGGCCGGGGCGGTCAATGGGAGTATCACCGCGATCTTCTGCCCGGGCCGGTGCGGGCGAGACTGAACACGGTCCAGGACAATGAAACTGAAGCTGCGCGTGTCAGCGTCGACACCGCGTGCGCGTTCGATCGGCTGCCGGATCGGCACAAGAAGCGCGCGATCGCGCGGCTTCGTGTTCTCGATGCCGTTGACGAGTACTGCGCCGGTGGCCTGACCCTCACGGCCGCGATCGCCAAGGCCGCAAAGGCTGGCGGCGTCTCGCCGGCCAGCGTGCTGCGCTGGCGTGAACGGGTCGCTGGTCGGCCACGCGCGCACTGGCTGGCGCGGCTTGCCCCGAATTACCGGCCGACGGCGAAGCGGAGTTCCTGTTCGCCGGAGGCGTGGGCGGCCCTCAAATCGGACTATCTTCGTCCGGAAGCTCCGGCTTTCTCGGCCTGCTATCGTCGGGTCGCGGCGCTGGCCGCCGACAAGGGCTGGACGCTGCCGACGGAAGCGTCGTTGCGGCGGCGGTTGGAGGCTGAAGTCGGCAAAGAGGTGCGCGTCGCCGCGCGCAACGGCCGTGACGCCGTCAAGGCGCTTTATCCGGCCCAGAAACGCAGCATCGCCGCCTTGCACGCGATGGAAGCCGTCAACGCGGACGGTCACAAACTCGATCTGTTCGTCCGGGTACCGGGTCAGCCGACACCCGTGCGCGTCTACATGATGGCGCTGCAGGATCTGTACTCTCGGAAGATCCTTGCATGGCGGCTGTCGCTGTCTGAAAACAAGGACGCCGTCCGATTGGCGATCGGCGACATGGTCGATCGGTACGGTATCCCCGATCATGTCTATCTCGACAATGGCCGTGCCTTCGCATCCAAGTGGATCACAGGCGGCACCGCGACGCGCTACCGGTTCAAGGTTCGCGTCGAGGAACCGCAGGGTGTGTTGACGGCGCTCGGCGTAAAGGTGCACTGGACGACGCCCTATGCGGGTCAGTCCAAACCGATCGAACGTGCCTTCCGCGATCTCGCCGAGGACATCGCCAAGCACCCGCTTTGCGCCGGCGCCTACACGGGCAATCGCCCGGATGCCAAGCCCGAAAACTACGGCAATTCCGCCATCAATATCGATGTGCTGCGCGAGCATGTCGACCGTCAGGTCGCCGCGCACAATGCACGCTCTGGCCGGCGGACCGAAGCCGCAGCCGGGGACAGTTTCGACAAGGCGTTCGCCGACAGTCTCGCCGAGCCGACGACCATCGTGCGCTGGCCTGCGAGCGCACAGAAGGCGCTCTGGCTGCTCGCGGCCGAACGCATCCGGGCTTCGAAGGGCAACGGTGAGGTCCGGCTGTTCGATAACCGGTATTGGGCGCCGGCGCTGACGGCCCATGCCGGCAAGCACCTGACGGTGCGCTTCGATCCAGACCGGCTGCACCAACCCGTTCGCGTCTATGACAGCGCCGACCGGCTGATCTGCGAAGCCGAGTGCGTCGGAACGCACGGCTTTGCGGACACTGACGCCGCGCGCGATCACGCGGCCAAACGCAGCGCCTACATCAAGGCTGTCAATGCCCAAGCACGCCTGCACACCGAACTCTCTGCGGCCGAACTTGCCCGGCTTTACGCCGACGGCGCCGAACCGGCATCGGCGCCCCCGCGCGAACGGCCCAGTGTGACACGTCTTGCCGCCGGCGCCTCCGCCAAGGCGATCGAGCCTTCACCCGACCCTGACATCGACCAGGAAAGGAGTTTTTCGGCCGGACTGAAGCTGATTGCCGGCGGCAGGGAGTGAACCCGCGCCACGCGCAGGACGGCTCGTCGACCCGCCCGCGCAAAGAAAAACCGGCGGAATTGCCCTCCGCCGGTTCCCAGTGCCGCTCTTGCGAGCGGACATTTCACACCAAGGAGATAGCATGAACATCCATCACGGCACAAGCCACGACCATCAATGGCAATTGCCCGAGACCTCGGTGCCCTTCAAGGACGGGCCGGGGCGCACGGCAAAAGACTTCGAGAACTGGGTCAAGCTTGTCACGCGGATCTATGAGATCGCGGTCCTCAATGGCTGGTCGAAGACCAAGATGGCCGAGCAGATCGGCATGCCCACAAGTACGTTCTCGGGATGGTATCAAGGCACCTATCAGGGGCGGTTCGATCGTCACAACGAGGCGGTTGGGAAGTACCTTGCGCTCTACGACCGGATCGACGAGGGCCCGTCGGTTCCCCAATCACCAGATTTTCTGCAGACGCACTCCGCCAGGGTGATCACCGACACGCTGTTTGCCGCGCAGATCATGCCGGCACTCGTCATGGTCACCGGCGCGGCAGGGGTCGGCAAAACGGCCTCGGCCGAGCATTTCGCCGCAAGCAGGCCGCACACCCATTTGGCGACGATCAGCCCGCACACGCGCACTGTCCATGCGATGCTGACCGAGATCGCCTTTGCCGTCGGTGTGCGATCTCACAATCCGACCCGGCTCGTCCGCTCCATCGGTGAACGGCTCGAGCGAAAGGGCGCGGGCACGCTGCTGATTGTCGATGAGGCACAGAACCTCGTCGATGAAGCCATCAACCAGCTGCGCCATTTCGTCGATCAATACAGGTGTGGCGTGGCCATTCTCGGAAACACCGAGACGTATAGCCGCTTTTCGGCCAGCGTCATGGACGGTTCGAAGTATGGCCAGTTGCGCCGACGCATCTTCAAGCGTGTCAAGATCGACCGCCCCCGCAAGGACGATCTTCTCGCCTTCATCAAGGCGTGGGGCATCAGCGACACAGAGCAGATCACCTTTCTGACCGGCGTTGGCATGAAGCCCGGAGCACTGGGCCAGATCGACATGACCATCAAGGTTGCGATGATCAATGCCGCTGGAGACCGCAAGGCGCTGACCCTCGACCATCTGAAGTGGGCCTGGGAGAACCGGGACGTGGAGGGGCTGGGATGAGCGCAGCCTCCGAACATCCGCCACTCGTCACCACCGAGCTGGCCGACTTCCGCAAATGGTTCGAAGCACGTTTCCGTCCGGATCAGCCAGCCGAAGCCGAGGCCGTGAGCGGCGCGCTGCGCCAGATCGACCTTCTGACAACGCTCGCGTCCGCCATCGACAAGGAAGTGGCCATCCACCGTCAGATCATGGATGGAGCCCATGCCCGGCGCCTTGCTCTTCGCCTGGGCAATCCCAGCGGCCCGGAGACGATGCAATGATCGGCTCCGAGCCCCTTCCGGCAGATCAGCTGCGGGTGGTGTCAACGCGCATCGCCAACCTTCGCGATCGGCTCGGGCCGCTGGCGCACGGTGGATGCCATCTGCAGTCCTGCGATGTCGTTGCGCTGATGCAAGAGCTGGCGGACCTCGCTGGTCTGGCCAAGCGTCTGGAGAACGAAATCTCGGCGCGACGCTGGAACGAAAAGGCCCGTGCCGATCGTGACGCTCTCGACACCGAAACGGTCTTGGCAGCGGTGCGGCGAGACAACTCCAATGTCGCTCTGCTGCCGGTCGTGCCCCGGCCGTTCGGTGAAGGGGGACGCCGATGATTATCCAGATCAGCGACGTCATCCGGCAGCGCCGTGTCGTCGACACCAAGGAGCGGGTGTGATGGCCGGGCAACGTCAACCAAATGAAGCCGGACGGACGGCAACGGACAGGCAGACCGATGTCTGCGCTCCCGATGTCGGCCGTCCCGGCAGCCCGTTCGGCGGCGCGCCGACGCGGACCGACTATGTGGCGCGGCGGCTGCTCGAGGGGGCAACACGTCGCCAAATCGCCCGCGAACTTGAGGTCAGTCTCGGTGCGATTTCCGGTTTTGTCGCGCTGGCCAAACAGCGCACCAAATCGACGGCCCAAACCGCCATTATCAATGCCGCCTTGCGCGGGCCGGCCGAGAAGCGCGGCTTGTCGGTTGGCGCCCTCAAGCGCCGGCTTCTGCTGACCATTGCTCGCGAACGCATGGTCGATGCGGTGCTTGATGACGGTCCGCCCCGGTCCTGCGCCGATCCGCAAAATTGGGAAGAGTTCGAAGCCCGCGAGTTGACGGGAGACGCCGATGGCTGATCCCCGCAAAACTCTGCTGGATGCCGCTGCCCGGATCGATGTGATCGAGCTTGCCGGCATGATCATCGCCAACCCCGATCGTCGGGCCATGGCGACCAGCGCGGCAGGCGTTCTGGCCCTCGCCCACGCGACCGAGCGCTTCTGGGAGATCGCCCTTGAAGGCGAGGTGCTCGCCCGCGCCGTGTCGCAGCTGCCCGACGACGATCTGAAAACCCATGCCATCGAAACCCAGGCACAGCGCGTTCGCGATCTGATGGGCGCACTGCGCGCACCCAACCCCGCAACCGAAAGGAGCTGATCATGGAAGCTGTGATCCTCGAAGACGAAGACCAGAATGGCATCGTGCGCGTGAACGGGCGCGATTACATGGCCGACGCCAAGGGCCAGCTTGTGCCGGTCGAGAACATCAAGCCGCAGGACAAGCTGGAAGACGAGATCGTGCGCAAGATCATGGGATATGCGCTTGATCTATCCGCCCAGATCGCCCGTTTCCGGGGCCACACAATGGCCGATCTCGGCGAGTTCGACGCACTGCTCGAACAGGACTATGGCGCCAAGAAGGGCGGAAAGAAGGGCAACCGGACCTATCAGGACTTCGGCGGACTGATGAAGGTGCAGGTGCAGGTTGCCGACTTCGTCGATTTCGGGCCGCAGCTTCAGGTGGCCAAGACGCTGATCGACGAATGCCTGAACGAATGGGCGGCCGACAGCCGGCCGGAGATCCGCGCGCTCGTCACGCGGGCCTTCCAGACCGAGAAACAGGGCCAGATCAACCGGTCGGACATCTTCATGCTGCTGCGGCTCGACATCACCGACGAACGGTGGGTCAAGGCGATGGAGGCGATCCGCGACGCCATGCGCGTCACCGGGTCCAAGGAGTACATCCGCTTCTATCGTCGTGCGCGGGTGACCGATCCCTGGCGCGCGGTCACGATCGACCTGGCGAGGGTTCCAAAGTGATCGAGATGAGGAAAAACCCGACGACGCGGCGAGCGCGATGGCTCCTAAACCGCAACGTCCGCAGACCAATAGTCGATGCTTTGGGCCAAATCCTCAAGCCCGGTTGCTGCATCGAGCAGAAGCACGACCGCAACTGGTTCGAACGTTTCTCCACCCGACCAACCGTCTTGCCGGTGTGCACTAAGGCAGGCGTCAATCCAACCAATACACTCGTCCAGCAAACGCTCTTGAATTGGACCGAAGAACCGCGCTCCCGGGGATTTACCCGCATACGCAAGCAGCTCCGCCGTAGAGCCCAAAACATAATGCAGGACACGCGCACCATTTGCCATGTGGCCGTGCGTAAGGTCGTCGGGGGATTGGCTGGGCAGACCCGAGATGTAGTTGCGTATGAGCTCGACCGAGCCGTGCAGCCGCGGCAACAGCAACTCCCGCATCCTAATTATCGCCAGGCGGTCTGGCAGAGTGGAAACAACGAGCTGCTCTCTGTGCCGCAAGTCCGTTCGGCGATCCGTTCGCCGCATCTGTCGAACAGTGAGGAGCGCCGCGACGATCGCCAGAAGACCGGCGACAAAGGCCTGATAGTCGTAGAACCACGAGCGCTGCGTTCCGTCTTGGTGAAGCGATGCAGACAAGAAAAACCCCAACGCAGTCATGACCGCGCCGGCCATCGCCAGCTCCAAGAAGTTGTATGTCGGTTTCATTGTGGCCTCGCCCGGTGGAACCACAGGCTAATCAATCATGCGGCGGACCTGCAAGCATGAGCGCGCTCGGTCCCAAAAGTGTCGAACCTAAGTCACTCAGTCGGCAAGAGATCAATCAAACCCGCGCGCACGCTTCCGTTGGGGCCGTACTCGGCGATCCATTGCTGGCATGTGCCGGCAGGGTCTGCCTCCCACGTCCGGTGAATTGTCGTGCCCACCTCATAGGCCCAATCGAAGAACTCACCACCCTCGTCCCACTGTTCGAAGCGGACGTCATGCATGCCGTTGAGCTGCCAGACAGCGAAGACGTCTGTGACCGCCTGCTCGCAAGACTGTTCGCTCATCATCGCAATCAGGGAAGCCCTGATGGCGAACTGCTGACCCCTGTCGGGTATCGTTTGGACGATCTGCACCATCTGGCTGGCATTCGCCGGCGCCGCCAACGAATTCATCAGCGCCAACGCTGTCAAAGCACGCCGTCTCATCACAATCCTCTCGCGCGCCCATCGCCGCAGTGTCGTAGGCTTACGGAAGACTATTGCGTGACGGGCGCGAGGCACAAAGCGTTTTCGTCCGCAGGCGCCGCGTCATGACCGCCCTGCGCGCCATCCATGCCGGAATGCGGCAACTCGGGCTCGACAACGAAGCCAAGCGGGCGCTCTACCAGCGGGTGACCGGACATCGCTCGGCGGCCGACATGGACGAGGGTCAGCGGGAAGCCGTGGTCGCGGAGCTACGCCGGCTCGGCTTCAAAGGGGTTTCAAACGGTTCTCGAAAGGGCCGCGAGGCGCTTGCCGGACCCTATGCCAAGAAACTGCAGGCACTCTGGATCGCCGGCTGGAACCTCGGCCTGGTCCGCAACCGGGACGACCAGGCGCTGCTCGCCTTTGTCAAACGCCAGACCGGCCTCGACCATACGCGCTTCCTGCATCATCACGACGATGCGACCAAGGCGATCGTGGCACTAAAGGGCTGGCTTGCACGCGACGGCGGCGTCGATTGGGGCAAGTGGAAGGACTGGCAACCGCATAACGGCTGCCGGATCGCCATGGCCCAGTGTCTGATCCTTGATGCAGACACTGGCGCGCGCGACTTCTGGCCGACCGTCTGCGAGGCGGGCGGCATTGCGGCGCCCAACCAATTCAGGACCGAGCGCGATTGGCATGCAGTGATGAACACGCTGGGTGACCGCATCCGATTGCAGAGCGCAGGGGCGGATCGATGAAACGCCGTGCCGCCATCATTCGCGTCACCGACCACGCCGTCATCCGCTATCTCGAGCGCGGACTTGGCGTCGATGTGGCCGCATTAAAACGGCACATCGCGTCTATGGCACAGGATGCCGCCGAGAGGGGAGCGGTTGGTCTGAAGCTCGATCGGATCAAGCTGGTGATCTCGCCCGATCACACCGATGCAACAGGAACGCGGCATGTTCACATTCCGACCGTGCTCGAGCGCAACATGCTCGGTGCGATCGCCGAAGCCAACGCGCGCGAGAGGCGCCGCGGGGCGTGTGGCGATGAGTGACCGGCTGGAAGCGCAACTGCTGTCGCTGCTCGGCGAGGAGGGTTACATTCGGCTGCTCGAGGCGCATGGCGGCGTCCTGACCTATGTGCCGCACCGCGTCGACCAGACCAAGCTCGCCGATGAGATCGGCCTTGACCATGCGCGAGCGCTGTCGGAGGAGTATGGCGGCGATTATCTGCAGGTGCCCGTCTCCCGCGCGTTCCGGGCGCATTTTTATCGCCGCGCCGGCATGACACTCAAGCAGATCGCGCGGCGTTTGACGATGAGCGAGAGCGGCGTCTATCGCCTGTTTCGCGAGGCCAAAAAGCGCGGACACCAGCAACGCCAGTTCTCGCTGTTCGAGTGAGCAGGCGCTGGCCAGCGCCATTCTAAATGATTTCCGGGATCGAACCTAGCTTCGCGGCAACGTCACAGGGTCCGATCCGCCATGTCCAATCTCGTTTACGACCTCCGTCTCATCCCCTGGCTTGCCGGCAATGAGGGCAAGGTCAATCGCTGGTACCGCGACCCGATCGGTGTGCCGACCATCGGCATGGGCTTCACCATGCGATCGCACGCGTTCAAGCGCTGGTGGGCCGACAATCGAAAGGGCCAACGGTTCGGCCCTGGTGCCACCATGACCGACGCCGAAATCTACGCGGTCAAGCAGTTGCTGATCGACGATGAGTATGGCCCGCCCGTCTGGCGCTTTTTCGAGAATGCCAATGCTTCGGTTTCGCCGCACGCAATGTCCTCCGGCATGGACATGAGCTTCAATGCCGGTCCGGGCTCGCTGAAGTGGAGCTGGGCGCGGCACTTGAAGGCCGGAAACATCGCCGAAGCAGCCCGGCGTTTCCGGGTCACGGCGACCAAGGCCGGCGGGCGGCGGCTGGCCGGTCTGGTTCGACGGCGCCAGGAGGGCTCCGTCATAATGGAGCACAACATCTGGCCGAAGTGGCTTAAAGGAGCGGACAAAACCGTGACGGTTGCCGCGGCGGTCGAGAAGCTGCCGGCCTGGCGGCTTGATGACGACGATCTCCTTGAAGCGGCACGCTGGCTCGAGACGCTCGGTTTCTGGAAACCGGCCGGTCGTCACAGTGCCGGGATGCTGCGTTCGTCAAAGGACTTCCGCAAAGCGGTCAAGGCGTTCCAGTTCGAGCACCCCAATCTCACCAATGACGGCGTGCTTGGTCGGGCAACGCGCGACCAGATCCAGCGCGTGATGGATCTGCGGCGCGGGGCTGGACGCGCCACGGTTTCCGGCGGCGCGACGAGCGCGGCAGGCGGTGCGGATACGGCCACCGGCGCTGACGTGACCGGCTATGGTGACTGGCTGGTCTGGGGCGGTCTGCTGGTCATTGTGGTCGCCCTGATCTGGCTGGGTTGGCGCTATCGCGACGAGGTGGGCCTTGGTGCCCGTTCACTCATTGCCGGAAAGGGGCGCATCCGATGAGCGCGATCGGAACTATCATCGCCGGGGTTGCCGCCGAAATCGGCGCAACGACGGTCAAGCGACTGATCGAGCAGCGTGCCGGCAAGGGTGCCGCGGAAATCGCCGGGACCGTCATCGATGTCGTCGCTTCCAAGGCCGGCGTGCCGGCAAGAGAGTTGCCCGATCTGGTGAGCACGGATCGCACGCGCGTCGAAAAAGCCGTTATGGCGGCCGAGGCCGATGCACCGGAGCTGCTCGAACTGTGGTCGAAGGGCCTTGAGGGACAGTTTGCCTTGCTTGAAGCCGAGACGCGCGACGGCTTCTGGAAGGGCTTCTGGCGGTGGGGCTGGATGTATCTACTGGCCGGGTTCTGGATCTGGCGGATCGTCATCTTGCCGATCGTGAACGCCTACGCGGTCGTTCCGATCGAGGCCGTCGAATGGTCGATCCTTCTGACGCTGACCGGCTGGTTCATGTCGCTTTACATGGGCGGGCACACGCTGAAGGAACTCGGCAAGAACGTTGCCGCCTTGGCCAGGGACAGGACGGTTAGATGATCCGTACCGCAACGAAGGCGCGGATCGCGGCATTCTTCGGCCGGAACTGGCAGCGGATGGTCGACCTTGTGTTCTTTGACCAGGCGCGGCTCGTTGAGTGGCTGTCGATGGCCATCCTGTTCGGGTTTGCGTTTGAGATGATGACCCATCCGGAACTGCTCGAGCGCGAAGTCTATCAGCCTTTCACCGCGTGGGGCGCCGGCGTCTGGGCAACATTGCTGTTCGCCGGCAGCGCGCTTCAGCTGGTCTCGATCCTCCGCAGACACCATGAGCTGCGGTTCGTGGCCCTGATCGTGGGCTTCGCGTTCTTCGGAACGCTGACAATCGTTTTCGGGTCCTCCGGACTTTCAACAACGGCCACGCGCACATACGGGAGCCTATGTGTGGCCTGCCTTATTGCCGGAGTGTTCGTTCTGTGGACGTCCAATCCCTCGAAGCGCTGATGCGCATGCTGGCAGATCAGGCCGGTCCGGTCTTCGCTGGCCTCGGCCTGCTCGGTGCCGCCCTGTTCTGGGTGCTGCGGTCAATGGGCTGGGCCGGCTCCGGTGAAAGGACGCGCGTTGTCGCATCGGCGCGGCTCGACACGATCGACGACAAGCTGGATGGCCTGGAAAGCCGGCTTGGCAACATCGAGGCCGACCTCGAAGACCGCCCGACGCGGGCGGAGATGCACGAGATACAAACCATGCTGGCGCGGCTTGAGGAACGGGCCCAGGCGCGCGCCAACCAGATGATCGCCATCCAGGCGTCGGTCACCCGTGTCGAGGATTTCCTGATCAGCCTGTCGCGAGGAAGCAAATGAACGCCGAACAATTCGAAGGATATGCCGAGCATTATGCGGCCGAGGCACGCCTGATCATCCTGAAGGCGCTAGCCGACCAGAACGACTACAGGCTCAACGACAAGATGCTGACCACGGTGCTGCAGCAGTTCGCCATCAACCGCGGCCGAGACTTCACGCGCAACCAGCTGACATGGCTGGAAGAGAATGCCGGCGCGGTCAAGCTTATCCGCGCCGGCACCGCCATTGTTGCGGAACTGACGGAGGCCGGCCTTGATCACGTCGAGCGTCGCACGGTCCTGCATGGCGTTGCGCGACCTTCGCCGGCGCGGAGCTAGCCGCCGTGAGCGCGCGCCGTGGCAGGGGCCGCCTGTCAACGATCGACCAGCTGCCCGACGAGGCACAGCCCGCGATCGCTTGGGCGGTCGGGGAGTTGCGCAGACGGGAGCGGCTGCAGACCGAGATCCTCGCCGAGTTCAACGAACAGCTACGCCAACTCGGCATAGACCCGATCTCGAAGTCCGCCTTCAATCGGTACTCCATGATGCTGGCGCAAACGACCCGGCGGATCGAAGAGACGCATCGCATCGTTTCCGCGCTCGGCGAGCGATTGAACGAGGACGCCTCCGACGATCTGACAATCATGGTCTCGGAACTCGGCAAGACGCTCGTTTTCGAACTTCTGCAAGGGGCCGGCGAAGAAGGCTTCTCGCCGCGAGACGCCAAGGAACTGGCCATGGCGGCCCGATCTTTCGCCCAAGCACAATCGGTCTCGTCGGCACGGCGTCTCAAGCTCGAGCAGGAAATGGCCGACAAGGTGGAAGAGGTCACAGAGGCCGTGGTCCGCGAGGCCGGGCTGTCGGAGGAGCGCGCCGCCGAACTGCGCCGGCAGGTCCTGGGGGTGCGTTCATGAACACGCCAAACACGGTGCCCAATACCCGTCCCGTCATGTCTCGCGACCCGGCTGCGCTCGGTCCGGACTTCACGCGCGGCAGCGACCTGCCGGACGATCACGATCCGCTTGCGGACGGCATCCTCATGGCTCACCAGCTCGACTGGATCGAGGACAAGTCGGACATGAAGGCGGCGGAGAAGGGGCGGCGCACAGGGATCACCTATGCCGAGGCACTCGACGACACGATCACGGCGGCCTCCAAGCGATCGGCAGGCGGCGACAACGTCTTCTACATCGGCGACACGAAGGACAAGGGGCGCGAGTTCATCGGCTATGTGGCGCACTTCGCCAAGATCGTCGCCAAGGAGCTCGTGAACATCGAGGAGTTCCTGTTCGAGGACGAGCAGGAAGACGGGTCGACCAAATTCATCTCGGCCTATCGTGTCCGCTTCGCCTCGGGCTTCCGCGTGGAAGCACTGTCTTCCAACCCGGCCAACATTCGTGGCCTGCAGGGCATCGTGGTCGTGGACGAGGCCGCTTTCCATCGCGATGTGCGCGCGGTGATCGACGCGGTGAATGCGCTTCTGATCTGGGGCGGAAAGGTGCGCGTGATCTCGACACACAATGGCGTCTTGAACGCCTTCAACGAGCTGATCCAGGAGGCCAAGGCGGAAAAGGTTCCCTTCTCGCTGCATCACATCCCGTTCTCCAAAGCCGTCGAGAACGGCCTTTACCGGCGTGTTTGCCTGATCCGCCAGCGAGAATGGTCGGCTGACGCCGAAGCCCGATGGGAGGCACGCATTCGAAAGAGCTACGGTGTACGCGTCGCGGCGATGCGCCAAGAGCTCGATGCCATCCCGTCAGAGGCCGAAGGCGCGGCCCTGACGCGGGTGCAGATCGAAAACGTCATGGTCGCCGGCATTCCGGTTCTGCGACTGATCCGCGACGACGACTTCAAAAACGCACCCAAACAGATCCGCGAGGCCGACATCAGGGATTGGTGCGAGCGAGAACTGGCGCCCATCCTGACTGCTCTCGACCCGAAGGAGCAGCATGCATTCGGCCAGGACTTCGCACGCACCGGCGACGTGTCGGCGATCGTCGTGCCGGCCATTGGCCTCGATCTGATCCGGCGCGTTCGCTTCATTGTCGAGATGCGCAACATCCCGTTCGAGCAGCAGCGCCAGATCGTCTTCTATGTCATCCACCGCCTGCCGCGCTTTCTGGCTGGCGCGCTCGATGCTGGCGGCAACGGCGCCTATCTGGCCGAAGTGGCAGCGCAAGAATTCGGCGAGCGCATCCATGAGGTGAAGTTCACACCGGAGTGGTTTCGTCTCGAGATGCCGCCCTATCAATCGGCGTTTGCGGACGAGGACATCGTCGTGCCGAAGGACGACGACGTGCTGCGCGACCACCAGGCGCTGCAATACACCAACGGCTACATCCGCGTGCCCGAGGATTTCCGGTTCAAGGGCAGCGACGGTTTGGACCGGCACGGCGATACGGCCATCGCGGGGGCGCTGGCCTGGTTCGCATCGCGCCAGTCTACGCAGTTCGAGTATGGATATGAGAGCGCGGTCGATCGCGTTGCCAAGAACCGGCGCCAGTCCTCGCACGACCGCGACCGGCCCGCGCGCACGATCGACCCTGGTCTTCGCGGGAGCTTGTGACCATGGCCAAGACCTTCACCGAGCTGATGCGTATCAAGAGCCCTCGCGATGCAGGCGGCAGGGCAGTTCCGCCCAAAGCGCTTACCACCGAAGTCGCGACGCCGACCGTCGGAGCGGTTCGCCAGCCGATTTCGGGCCATCCGGCCGAGGGGCTGACACCAGCGCGCCTCGCCATGATCCACCGCGCGGCTGCAACCGGTGATCCGGAACTCTACTTCGAACTGGCCGAGGACATCGAGGAGCGCGATCTGCATTATGCCGGCGTGATGGCGACGCGCAAACGATCGGTCGCACAGCTGCCGATCACGGTGACCGAGGCAAGTGACAGCCCGGTGCACAAGAAACACGCCCAATTCGTCCGCGACTGGATCGCAGAGGGCATTCTTGAAGACGCGCTGTTCGACATGCTCGATGCCATCGGCAAGGGTCTTTCGATCATGGAGATCGACTGGGTGACCATGCATGGTCGCTGGCAACCGGGCCGGTTCCTCTACCGGCCGCAGCGCTGGTTCACGTTCGACCGCGAAGATGGCGAGACCGTGCTTCTCCGGGAGGGCGCGACGGGCGTGCCGCTGGCGGGGCACAAGTTCCTGATACACCGGCATCCTTCGAAGTCGGGACTTACGGTCCGATCTGGACTGGCGCGCGTCGCCAGCTGGGCCTGGATGTACAAGCAGTTCACGCTCAAGGACTGGGCGATCTTCTGCCAGAACTACGGTCAGCCTATCCGGCTCGGCCGTTACGACGGCAACGCCACCGAGGAGGACAAGGCGATCCTGTGGCGGGCCGTCTCGCAGATCGCGGGCGACTGTGCGGCCATCGTGCCCAACGGCATGTCGATCGAGTTCGTCAGCGTCACCGACAAGAGCTCGACATCGGATCTCTACGAAAAGCGGGCCGACTGGTTCGACCGACAGATCTCGAAGGCCGTGCTCGGCCAGACGACGACCACCGACGCCGTCTCGGGCGGCCATGCCGTCGCCAAGGAACATCGCCTGGTCCAGGAAGACATCGAGCGGTCGGACGCCAAAATGATCTCGGGCACGGTCAACATGCAGCTCGTGCCCAATCTGATTGCCTTCAACTTCGGACCCCAGGATCACTATCCGCGGGTCCGGATCGGACGGCCTGACGAAGTGCCGCTCGGCGAGTTCAGCACGGCCTTCGCCGCGCTGGCGCCGCTCGGGCTGACGGCGCCCGCCGGATGGATGCGCGATCGCATGGGCATTCCGGCGCCCGACGACAGTGACGAGTTGATCGGCGGCGGTCCCGCACCCGGAGCGGCCGAACCGGGCACCATCGCCAATGCATCGGCCCGACTGCTGCTTTCTCGCCACCGTGCCGATCCGGCCGACGAAGATGTGGCGCGCCTGTCCGACCGCCTGCAGCGCGACGCCGCCGGTGCTCTGGCAGGGCTGACCGAAGAAGTGCGCTTGGTTCTGACGGAGGCCCGCACGCTCCGTGAGGCGGCCGATGGGCTTGCCGCGCTCGATCTTGACCCGACGCAATTGTCGATCGCAATGGCGCGCGGCATGGCGCTGGCACATCTGGCCGGCCAGGCCAGCCTTGTCGACGATCTGGAAACGAAACGGCGATGACGCGTCACAAGCCCGCACAGGCGCGCGAGGTCAATCCGGGGCCGATGTACCCGGTCGTGCCGCGACCCCCTTCCAGACCCGCTTCCAGAGCTTTCAATGGCCCGTTCGGGGGCGCTTGAGCGATGGCGGTCGATGAAAGCGTCGAGAACCTGCCGTTTGAGGAGGCAATCGACTTCTTTCGGGAGAAGGTCAACGTCCCGACCGAACGCTGGCTCGACGTCCAGGGCGCGGCACACAGCCATGCTTTTTCGGTGGCCGGCGCGGCATCGGATGCGCTGGTCGCCGACTTCCGCGCCGAGATCGACAAGGCGCTGGCCGAAGGCACGACGCTGGATGAGTTTCGCGCTGCGTTCGATGACATCGTCGCCAGACATGGCTGGGAGCACACCGGCGATCGCGACTGGCGGGCGCGGGTAATCTACGAGACCAACATGCGCACCGCTTATGCCGCTGGGCGGTATGCGCAGCTGACGTTGCCCGAGACGCTCGCGGTCTGGCCATACTGGCAATACAACCATTCGGGCGCCGTCCATCCTCGCCGCGACCACCTGTCCTGGGACGGGCTCACGATCCGTGCCGACGATCCGTTCTGGGATGTTGCTTATCCGCCCAACGGGTTCGGCTGCGGCTGTTTCGTCATCCCGGCCGACGATGCCGATCTCGATCGCCAGGGCAAGTCACGACCCGATCACGCGCCCGACCTCGATCAGCCGGCTGGTGGCACGCGCGGCGTCGATCAGAGCTTCGACTACAACCCCGGCCGTGCCTGGCTGTCGGGCGGCCGGCCCGGCGAAAGCCTGGCGACGGGCTCGATGATGGATGCCTTCGAACGGGCGGCCGTGGACGGGTCGATCTCGGCCCGCGCGTCGCTGCCGATCGCCGACCCCGGCGATACACTGCGCGGCGCGCTCGGTCTGGAGCCCGGCGCCTTTGCCCGGGTGAGCGCCCAGACCATCCGGGACCATCTGGCACTGCGAGATCATGGCGTCGGCTTCTATGCCCGGGCGGCAGTCAGTGCACTGGATGCGGGCATTCGGCGTTCGCCCCGTGGCCTTCTGTCGGCGATCGTGACGATCGGCGGCAAGCCCCACATGGTCGGCTTCAAGCGCACCCGCAACGCCGAGTTCCTGGTCACGACCGTGCATCGGGCGCGCCCGAAACAGGTCTCGAAGGTGCTTGGCTGGCCGTTGGTGAGGGAATAGACGCGCCGCGGGGCCGGAGAGAAACCCCGTCTAGGGCGATCCGAATATGGCTCGGCGCGCTCTCGACAAGATAGGCGGGGCGGCGGTAAACGTCAAACATGGCCGGGATCACGCTGACCGTCACACTTGAGGACCGCGCCGTGCGTGAGCGCTTCGCGCGGCTCGAGCGGGCAATGGACAACACCAAACCTGTCATGGACGCGATCGGCACCGGCCTGGTGCGGTCCACCCAACGCCGTTTCGTCACGCAGACCGACCCTGACGGTGCCGCCTGGACGGCGCTCAACCCGGTCTACGCTGCGACGAAGCGCAATGCGCGTATCCTGACCGAGAGCGGAGCCCTCCGCGACAGCGTGACCCATGCTGCCGGGCGGGACACGGTCAGGATAGGCTCCAACAAGGTCTATGCGGCCATCCACCAGCGCGGCGGGACGATCAAGGCCAAGGGCGGCGGACGTCTGGCGTTCCGCATGGGCGATGCGCTGGTGCGGCCAACCTCGGTCGACATACCCGCACGGCCGTATCTGGGCATCAATGCTGGCGATCAGCGCATGATTGAACGCGTTATTGACGGGTTCCTGCGACGCGCGGCCCGCTGAACACACTGGCGTCGGCCATTCTGACAAGAGGCGGAGCGATGGCCCAAACAGGGCGTCATGGACACGCTCCTCTGTCTTCATTCCACCGCGCTTTCGACGGCCGCCTCCGCGCCGGACTGGGTCCAGCTGATCCCGGCCGGCACTTTCAACGGCGCTGACGGGCGCGGTCCCTACTCTGTCGACGACATGGACGCCATCATCGCGGCGTCGATGCGACCGGGGCAGAAACTGCCGATCGACGAGAACCACTCGACCGACATCAAGGGCGAAAACGGCGACCCCTCGCCGGCACGCGGCTGGATCGTCGCCATGGAAGCGCGAGACGACGGTATCTGGGGTCAGGTGGAATGGACCGCATCCGGCCAAGCGCTGCTCGAGGACCGTGCCTACGCCTACATCTCGCCGGTTTTCCTGGCGTCCGAGAAAAAGCCGCATCGGGTCACGCAGATCCTGCGCGCGTCGCTCGTCAACGATCCCAACCTGACAATGAAATCGCTCCACAAGAAAGGAGACGCGCCAATGGATGAAGCCATTGCCAAGGCGCTCGGCCTGAAGCCGGACGCCGATCTCGCTGCCGCGACCGCCGCGATCAGCGGTCTTCAGGCGACCCTTGCCAGCATGCGCAAGGCACTTGCGCTCGAAGACGACGCGGACGGCGATGCGGTGATCACCGCGCTCAATGCGCGCCTGAAGGCCAAGCCGGAAGAGGGTGGCAAGGACGAGGTCATCGCCGGGCTGGAAGAGCAGATCACGTCGCTCAACGCCCGGCTGACGAGCCTGACCGAAACCACTGCGAAGAAGTCCGCCATCGACGTGGTCGATGCTGCGATCGCGGCCGGCAAGCTCGTGCCCTCGCTGCGCGATCACTACATCGCGCGGCACATGAAGGACCCACACGGCGTTGCCAAGGAGCTCGACGCATTCGTCTCGATCAATGCGGGCGGGATCGCCAAGCCGCCCGTCGAAACCGAAGCCGGCGCCGTCGATGCCGCCGGCCAGGAGGTGATCGCGCTGATGGGCCTCGATCCCGAAGCCTACGCCAAGACACACAAGCAGATCATGAAGGAGTACGGCTGATGGCTGCCGTCAATGACCAGAAGATCGGCCGCCGCCAGCCCGGAACCGGGTTCGGTTTTCCGGTGCTGGCCGGCCAGCTGTTCTATGGCCGAACGCTTGTGGCCATTACGGCCGCCGGCATGGCGGTCAAGCCCGACCATGCGGACGCCGCTGTCGTCGTGGGCCTCTCCGAGGAGCGGGTCGACAATTCGACGGGCGCCGACGGCGACATCACGGTCGAGGTCGAGGGCGGCGTCTGGAACATCCCGGTTGCTGCCGCAACGGTCGCCGACATCGGGGCCACCGTCTACGCAGTCGACGACAACACGCTGCAACTGACCAATGCCGGCGGCGAGCTGCCCGCAGGCATCCTCAAGATGATCGACGCCGACGGCCACTGGGTCGATTTGGGCTGACCAGGCGCAAGGAGCCTTTTCATGGATATCAATCGTTCGACGATGGCCGCGCTGTTCACCGGTCTTTCTACGGCCTTCAACGCGCGTCTCGAGGCGACGACGGCGCACTACCAGCATGTCGCCATGACGGTGAACTCGACGACGGCCGCCAACCAGTATCCGCGCATGGACGATCTGCCCGGCTTCCGCGAGTGGATCGGCGATCGCGTCGTCCACGACCTGTCGATGCAGGCGATGATCATCGTCAACAAGGAGTACGAGAAGACGATCGGCGTCAAACGCAGCCAGATCGAGGACGACCAGCTCGGCTTTCTGTCGCAGACGATTGCCGGTTGGGGCCAGGACAGCGCCACCTTCCCCGACGATCTTGTGTTCCCGCTGCTGAAGGCGGGCGAGACCTCGGTCTGCTACGACGGTCAATATTTCTTCGACACAGATCACCCCGGCTATGACGAGGACGGCGCCGAGATCAGCGTCTCGAACCTGACCGCCGGAGCGGCAACGCCCTGGTATCTGGTCGACGACAGCCAGGTGGTCAAACCCCTCATCTATCAGACCCGGAAGCCCTTCAAACTGACGGCGATGGATGCGTTGACCGACGAGAACGTTTTCCACAAGGGGCGGTTCGAATACGGCATCGATGGCCGGGCCGGCGCCGGCTACGGACTGTGGCAGACGATCCACAAATCCAAGGCTGTGCTGACCCCCGACAACTACGCAGCCGCCCGAACGGCAATGATGGGCATCCGCCGCCGCGACGGCCGCGCCAATGCGATCCGACCGACCAAACTCCTGGTACCGCCGACGCTGGAACAGGCCGGACGCAAGCTGCTCGAGGCCGAGTTCATCGACGGCGGAGACAGCAACATCTGGAAAGGCACCGCCGAGCTGGTCGTCATTCCGGACCTGGCGTGAGGGGGCTGGAGATGAAAACGATCATCTGCAGCAGACCCGGCATGCGCCGCGCGGGCGTCGCGCATCCGGCCAGGGCCGACCATCCCGACGATGCGTTCACGGCCGAACAGTGGGAAGCGATCGATGCGGACCCTGCCTTTGCCGTCATCGATGCCAGCGACCAGGCACCGGTCCCGAGCAGCGAGGAGCGCCGCGCGGCAATCGCTACAGCCGTCGGTAAGGTCCCCGAGGGCCAGAATGCCACGGTCGCCACGGTTTCGGAGATCGCCGGGTTCAAGGTGACAGGCGCCGAGATCAAGGCCGCGCTGGAAGCGGCCAAGGAATAACCCCGAGGGGGAGGTCTGGTACGGCTCGCAAGGCTCCCAGCACTCTTTGAGGACGGTCCGACCGTAGGGGTTCAGCCCGCCTCCCCAAGTCTTTCGAGGTAGACATGTACGCGACAGCCCATGACATGATCGACCGCTTCGGTGAGACCGAGATGATCCGTCTGTCGTGTCCGGAAGACCGCACCGCGGAAACGGTGGATGCCGACCGGATCGAAACGGCCCTGACAGACGCATCGGCGTTGATCGACAGCTATCTGCGCAACCACTACGCACTGCCGGTTCAGCCCTCCGTGCCCAAGCCTCTGATCCGCGCGGCTTGCATTCTGGCGCGCCACGATCTGTCCCAGGGTGCACGCATGGAGCCGACCGAACAGATGGGCAAGGACCGCGCCGACACGATCAAATGGCTCGAGCGTATCGCTGCCAACCATGTCTCGCTCGAGATCGATCGGCGGAACGCAAGCGGTCACACGGCGACCGGCCCCGGCGCGCGCGCATCAGACCGGCAGCCGACCTTCTCGGCCGACGAGTTGGGGCGCTGGTGATGGCCGAACTGACGCCCGCAACGCTGGAGACCGCACCGATCGCAACGATCGAACAACCGATCGTCGACCGGCTGCACCTCGCCTTTCCACCGCGCAACTTCACCATTGAGCGCGTGCCGTCGACGATGACGCTGCGCGAGTTCCAACGCCATGCGCGCGCCACGCCGTTCATCGGCCTGGCCTGGCTGGGCCTCGATCCCGACGCCGCCAACAGCCGGCAGTTGAAAGCGAAGATGCAGTGGCGCGCCATCCTGATCACTTCGGCGCGCACGCTCGAGGCACGCTTCAAGGGCGATGCCCGCGACATCGGACTGGACGCCATGATCGATGTGCTCTCGCTGATCCTGAATGGCTGGACCGTCGAAGGTATCGGGGCCGTGACGGTGACCGGCGCCAAGGCGGTCTTCGCCGAGGGCAACGAGGATGACGACGTCGCCATCGCCCAGGTCGATTTCAGCGTCGCCTATGTGGCGCGGCTGGCGGCCATGCAGTTCAAGACGGCGGCTGACCTCGCGGCCATCGACATTCAATGGCTGGCCGGCAGCGAAACACCGCCGGCGACCGGAACCCAGACGCTTGAACAGAACCAAGAGGGCTGACCATGGCCAAAGACAAACTGCGCCTGAAACCCGCACCCGGCCGCACGGTGCCGCTCGAGGACGGCTCGGCATGGCCGACCAAGTCCAGCGGTCGCGACCGCAACCCAGCGCCCACCGAAATCGCCGTAGTCTCGAGCTCTTACTGGCGACGCCGCGTTCGTGTCGGCGACGTCATCGACCTTGATGCCGAAGCGGCGCACCGCGCCGGAGAAGCCAAGGCGCAAGAGGGTGCTGACAACAAGAAGGGAAGCAAGTGATGGACCCGATCACCTTCGATGAAATCCCGTTCGACTGGCTCGAGCCCGGCACCTTCCTCGAGGTTCGGCCCAACTATGCCGATGTGGGCATCCTGCCCTACCCGGCGCGTGTCCTGATCGTTGGCCAGAAGCTGGCGGGCGGCACGTTGGCGGAAGGTCAGGTGCGTCAGGTCACCCGCGCGGGCGAGGCCGAGCAGCTCTTCGGTGCCGGCTCGATCGGCGCTGAACAGGTCAACGCCTTCCGCAAGGCCAACACGGTGACGCCGCTCTTCGTCACCGCGCTCGAAGACGCCGCCGGTGCGGTCAAGGCAGCGGGCACCGTCACATTCGCAGGCACGGTCCCCGCGGCGACCGTGCTGCGTTTCCGCATCAACAACCGCCAAGTGCGGATCACGGCCGGCACGGGTGACGCGGTCGCCGACATGGCCTCCGCCCTGGCCGACGCGATCAACGCGGAAACCGCACTCCCGGTGACTGCGGCGGCGGCGGCAGCCGTGGTGACCGTCACCTGCCGGCACGGCGGAGAGGTGGGCAACGAGATCGACCTGCGTGTCGATACCAAGGCGCAGCCGGTGCCGGACGGTCTGACGGTCACGATCGCCGGCATGTCGAACGGCGCCGGCAACCCGGACGGCCAGGCGGCGCTCGATGCGGTCATCAACGACTGGTACACGCAAGTGCAGTGGCCGTGGAACGACGCGACCAACATGACGGCGCTCGCCACAGACATGGCGCGGCGTTATCAGGCAATGAGCAAGCTCGATTGCCATGCCTTCGTCGGCAAGCGCGGCACGTTCGGCGAACAGATCACCTTCGGCGCGCTGACCAACTCGCCGTTCATCACGAAGTCCGGCCTCGACAGGTCACCGTCGTCTCCCTGGGCGCTATCGGCGGTCTGCTGTGCGGTGGCCACGTTCCACCTGACCAACGACCCGGCCCGCCAGCTCAAGTCGCTGCCCCTGCCCGGGATCACCGCCCCCGACGAGGTCGACCGCTTCACCGAAGAGGAGCAGAACCTGCTTCTGCAGGCCGGGATCTCCACGTTCGACCATCTGCCGGACGGCACAACCACGATCAGCCGTATGATCACCAGCTACAAGGTGTCCAATCTGGAAACCGCCGATCGCGCCTGGCTGGACATCATGGTGCCCGCCACGATGAGCCGTATCCGCTATGACTGGGCGGCCTATGTGTCGCTGCTCTACCCGCGCGCCAAGCTGATCGCCGACGAGGACACGGCGGCCTTCATCTCGCCACCGGGCGAGCGGAACGCCGGCGAAGGCAATTCCGTCGTCACACCCAAGCGCATGTACGGCTCCTGGGCCGGCCGCTGCCGTCTCTATGCCGACCGCGTCTGGATACAGCAGGCCGAGCGGACGATCGCCGAGAGCGTCTTCCAGATCGATCCCGATGACGACAACCGGCTCAACGCGCGCCAGCAGGTGAAGATCGCGGGCAATCTGATGGTGCTCGCCGGCGCGTTGGAATTCCAGGTCTAGGAAAGGACTGACCCATGCAGGTACTCGGCATCGTCGATATCGTTTGGCGGGGCATGAACGTTCCCGTCGAAAAGGGCGCCAAGATCAAGGTGGGTGGCATCCAGAACACGGGTGTCACCTACGGGCGCAAGGTCGGCCGCGCCCAGGAGTTCGTCGGATCGGAGGTGACGGCGACCACCAACCTGGAGCGCGGCCAGCGCTTCTCCGAATTGTGGACCGAGGCCGAAGGCGAATTGCAGGTCCTGTGCGACACCGGCCAGACGTTCGTGATGGCCGACGCATTTCTTACCGAGCGCCCCGATATCACCGGCGGCGAAGGAGGCAAGATCGAGCTCAAGTGGATGGCGTCCGCCCCCGAGGAGATCCTCTAACCGGCCGCTGAACCATCCCTGAACGCGCAATGAGGAGCCTTTGATGGGCAAGACACAGATCGATCTGACCAATGACGCGCCGGTCATTGACGAACGCGAGGAGCCGATCGCAACCAGCGATGCGGTGATTGCCGAGGACGCCAAGCCAGAGGACGATGTGATAGACGAGGATCTCGACCCTCGCGACCAGCTGCCCAAGGGCGCCGTCGTGAACGCCGACGGTTCGGTCACCATCACCCTGTCCCGGCCTGTGACGCTGAAGACCCGGAAAGAGGGCAAGGTTCGCGAGAAGCATTTCGGGACGCTGACGCTGCACCGCATGACGGGCGCGGACATTCGCGCCATCAACGGAGTGGCCGAAGAGCACCGCGTGGTCACGGGGCTGGCGCGGTCGACGCGGACCAACCAGGCGGTGATGAACGGTCTGTTCGACCGGATGATCGATTACGACATCATGCAGGCCGGGCAGGTCCTCAACCATTTTTTGGCCAGTGGCCGGACGATTACGACGCCCGCTTCGGGGTGATCGCCGAGGCGACAGGCTTTTCAGCCGACGAGATCGAAGCGTTCGATCCGGGCCGGCTTGCCTTCTGGTGGGGGTGCGTGATGGCCGGCCGCAGGCTCCAAAAGGAGTGGAAAGGGTAGGCCCATGTCGACCATGACGATGGACGTCCTGGTTCGCCTCCGCGACCGGCTGTCCGGCGGACTTGGCCGGCTTCAGCAACGTTTGAGCGGGCTCGGCCGGTTCGCCCGGCAGGTCGGCGCCGTGGGTGGTCTTCTCGCCGGGTTGTCCTTCGCGGGCCCGGCCAATGAGGCGGCGGCGTTCGATCAGGTGCTGCGTGACACGGCCGTCACCGCCGGGGTCGCCGCGACAGAGGTGTCGACATACATCGAAACAACGACAGCCTTGTATGAGAGCCTGGCTCTGGCGACGGGCCAGTTCTCGCGGTCGATCGGCGATGCCGCCGGGCAGCTGAAGGCTGCGGGCATGGATGACGCGCTGATCGACCAGATGCTCGCGCCGATCAGCCGCGTTGCGACCGCCACCAGTTCGGAGATCACCGACATTGCCAGCGTGGCCTTTGCACTGTCGGACGCGCTGGAAGTGCCGGCCGACCGGATGGAGGACGCGCTGGGCCAGCTGGTGATCGCCGGCAAGGAGGGCCGGTTCGAGCTCAAGGAGATGGCCAAGTTCTTCCCTGCCCTCACCGCGCAGATGCAAAAGCTCGGCGTGACCGGCCATGAGGCGGTCGCCGTTCTGGGCGCCGGGCTGCAGATCGCCATGAAGGGCGCTGCCGATCCGGCCCAGGCGGCGAACAACTTCCGGAACTTTCTGGCCAAGATCGCCTCGCCGGACACGATCAAGCGGTTCAAGGAGGCCGGTGTCGATATCGTCGCCGTGATGCAGGACGCGGTCTCCAAGGGCATCAACCCGGTCGAGGCGGTGATCGCCAAGACCCAGGACCTGACCGGCGTCGGCGCCGATGCGATCCAGGGTTACATGGAACAGGCCGAGGCCATGGGGCTGTCGGGGGCTGACGCGCTCGACCATGTCCGGGAAAGCCTCGAGAAGATCGGCGGCGCCGAAAAACTCTCGCAGCTCTTTGGTGATCAGCAGGTGCTGGACTTCCTGATCCCGATGATGGCGAACCTCGAGGAGTACAGGCGCATCCGCGATGCAGTAGCGGCGGGTGACCGGTCCGTCATCGGTGCCGACTTCGCGACCCAGATGGCGGGGCCGCAGCGGCAAAGGCTGATTTTCAACGAGATCATGACCCAGCGGTCCCGGGACCTGGGCGATGCCTACAATGCCTGGCTGCCGACCGTGAACGGGCTCCTGATGCAGTTCACCGAATACATTGCGCGGCTCGACAACCGATTTCCCGGCGTGCGCGAACAGGTGCTGTCGTTTGCCGCAGCGGCATCAATCGCTGCGGCCGGGCTGGGCGCGCTCGGCTTCGTGCTGCCGCTGATCACGGCCGGGTTCGGCCTTCTGGCGTCGGCAGCCGCCCTGATCCTGTCCCCGGTAGGGCTGGCGATCGGCCTGCTCGCGTGGGGCGCCGTCGAGATCTACAAGCGTTGGGACGATCTGGCGCCCTGGTTCGCCAAGCAATGGGACCGGTTGAGCGATGCCGGCCGCAATGCCTGGCGCGGCATCCGCCGGCGGGCCGGCGATGCCTGGCGATGGATGCGTGCCACGTGGACGCGGCTGGCACCCATGCTGGGGGCACAGTGGCGCCGGGTTCGCGCAACGACGGCCGACGCATGGAACGGCATCCGGGCCAGCGCTGCCGGGGCTTACGACTATCTAACCGACACGAGCCGGCTGCAGACCTGGTCGGACCGCGTGACGTCCATCGCCGCCGATGTGCGCGACGGGTTGGCGGAACTTGGCAGCGGTGCCCGGGCGGGTTTTGCCGAGCAACTTCCGGGGATCTTCGAGCGCTGGGGCGCGGCCGGCGAGCAGCTCGGCGAGTTGGGCAGCGCGCTCGGCCGGCTGCTGCGTTCGCTGAAGGGGCTGATCGCGCTGGTCGACGTCGGTGTCGACGAGGGATCGCTGGAGGCGTTCGGTGAATGGTTCGGAAGGTTGGCCGGCGGCGTCGCCAAGCTGACTGGCGCCTCGGTCGAGGCGGCCCTTGCCGTGCTGACAGCCCTGGTCGAAGGCGTGACGGCGTTGAGCAATTGGGCACAGGGTCAGCCGATCGACTGGCAAAGGCTGCTTGGTTCGGGCGCTGACGTGTTCGAAACCGCGCTGGGCTGGCTGCGCGATCTCGATCAGCTGTTGCAAGACTTGTCGGGCTTCGAATTCTCGCTCGACTGGAGCAACGCCATCCAATGGCCCGAGCCGCCGACCTGGTGGAAGCGCCTGTTTGGCGACAATGCGGGCGGCAACAGGCTGCCGCCTGGCACAGTGCTTGCCGATCCGACCGCACCCGTCACGGCTGCCGGCAAAGCAGCCCGGCTGGGTGCCGCCAACCAGAACGATCCGATGCCGCGGCTCGATCTGCCGGCCGGTGTCATGTCCCGCATGACAGGCGATGGGGTGACGATCGGCTTCGAGCCGCAGCAGCACGATGTCAACGTCGCGACCGAGCACAATGTGAACGCGACGATCAAGATCGACGGCCCGGGCCGCGTGGTCCAGCAGTCGGTCAGCAGGACCGGCGAACGGATCGACACCGGACGCGCC